GGCCTCCCTGGGGACCTCTCCGGCGGACGGCAAAGGCTTTGCGTGGAGCTTGAGATTGTCGGTAGAAACGTTGGCCACGGAGAAGAGAACCACGCGTTTGAGGAAGTTGAAAACCGGCGTAGGAAGCCCGTTCGCCTGCACGCCCTCCCACTGTTTTCCGATGAAAAAATTCTCATTGGTCTGCACGCAGTCATAAAGATCAATACCCTGATTGAACTTCAGTCCCGCCTCGTATTCCCGGCAAATCCGTTCCGGAGTAATTTTCGTTTTTCTCACATAAGGCCTCCTATTTGACGTTTCCGGCGTATCTCACCTGCACGTCCGTTTCCAGCAATGTCACAGTAGCGGAGGCAGAAGAAACCCGGAAAATCAGCTTATAGAACGCGGCCTTTTTGACCTTCATCTTGACCCGTTTCACCTGTGGTTTCCGGTTTGTGCCAAAGGAAAAGTGCCCGAAATCCACATGATTGAAGCCAGCCAGGCCAGCGGAGACGATCTTTTCAGGGTAATCGCTCCGCCGGTTGGATTCCACGGTAACGTAAACCCGCGCTCCGGATTCCGGCTTGATGGCGCAGAAAATCATAGGGGAGTATTTCAGCAGCCAGTCCCGGTCAAAGTCCATGGAGCCGGTGGCCGCTTCCGCGCTGATTTCGGTCCCGTCGTCGTTGCGGTACTGCCGGGAAATGTGCCGGATTTGCCCCGTTTTTGTGAAGCCGTAAATCTCGCCGCCGGCCGCCAGCATAGCGAGAAAGGGCATATTGTCATAGACATACCAAGCGTCACAGGCGTAGTTGAGAATGAGGGCTTTTCCGTTGCAGAGAAACCAGAATTCATTTTCCCGCAGACGGTTAAAGGTAACAGTTTTCGCAAAATCAAAGTCCCCCAAAGTCGTCCGCACCCTGTCAGAAATCCGGCTTGCGTTCCGGGCGTCGGCGGTGATATTGCCGCTGGTGTTGGACGCTTTCCACTGGTACACGTTCTGCTCAGAAAGCGTCAGGGGATTGTTCTCCAAAAGACGGACCTGCCCCGGTGCTTCATTGCCAAGCTGACGGTTGACAGGAAGCACAAAGAACACCGCTGTAGTCTGCCCAAGAGCCGTTGTAGCAGTGGAGTAGTCGATGGACCACGCGGACCCCGGCTTGAACGCCAGCAGCCGCGCATAGTGCCGCACCATGGCCGTAATGGGGGTGTTCTCGTCACCTACGGCAGCTTCATACAAATCGGGAAAATACTCTGCGGAAGGTGCGGAAGTATCCATATCAATGCCGGAATAGATAGCCTTATTAGAGCCGTCGCCGTAGAGAAAGACCCGTGTATCCGCCGCGCCGTTGTAGAGTTCGGCAAAGCGCATTTTCGTGACTTCCTCCCGCGCTCCGTTTCCTTTGCGGTAGGTGATAATGACAGAATTGGTCCCCTGAGGCGGCGCGGAGGTAAAGTTTACGGTTCCGGAAGCCTTGTCCAGCGTATAGGAAACCGTGGTCCCCTCGATCTTGATAATTTCGTTAACATCTTTCTCACCCAGAACAAAGGCTTTGGCGGTTCCATCGGGAGAGAATTTAATCTTCCGTTTCCCGGTCAGGCGGTTGACGTTCTCCAGCGTCGCGCCGGTTCCGTCGGGTTTGCATCCGGTCTTGACGGTAGGAATATAGCCCTCCACGGAAGCAAATTTACTCCCGCTTTTGCCGTCCCAGCCCTGATATTCCTTCCCATTCAGCAGATAGACTTTCTTGCCGAAACCAAAGAAGAAAGCGGGGGCCTGCTGGCATCGCCCGACTTCTTTCGGCGTTCCACCATCCAGGTCCACATCCCAGATCACGCCGCCGAACACCGCCAGAGTATGCACGCCGTCGCCGACAGCGCCCCGCCAGGCCCCGGAAAACTCCGGAGAGGGAATGCCGGAGGGCTTAGAGGCCAGAGCGTCCCAGGCGGTACGGAGATTGACAACGGTTTTCTGTCCGGGCCGGAGCTGCAAATGCTTGTCCTGGGTAACCCGGAAGTTGACGCACCTGGACAGCTCCCCGGTCTTGATGTGGGTGTCCCCGTCGGGGTTCTCGTTCAGGCCGCGAAACTCCCGGATTTTCAGGATGCTGTTCTGGTTCGCGGCGGAGAGAGTTGCCAACAGGGGTCACCTCCAATCAGTCATCTTCCCAGCCCTCCAGGAACGGGTCCTTCGGAGCGTGGTTGTTCCCGGCGGAACGGAGAGACCCGGCAGAGCGCGCGGCGTTGGCGGCATTCTGCTTCCGGGCCGCTTCCGCCTGCTTTCTGGCCTCCTCGTCAGCCTGGGCCTGTTCAGCGGCTTTGGCGTTGGCGTAACGGGCGTAGGAAGCGGTGAGGCTAAGCCCCTGTTGTACGCCCTGCCAGACCTCGGGAGGAATCTCTTCTCTGGCCGCGTCAGGGAAGACGGCGATAAACTCCCGCACTTCCGCGTTCCGGCGGGCTTCAAGCTGTCTCTGCTGCTCCTGTGCCTGCCGGATTTGAGCCTGCCGGGACTGCTCTGCGGCCTCCCGCTGCTTCACAACGGCTTCCCGATCCTCCAGCTCCACAGCACGGCGGGCCTCTTCGGGGGTCATACCGCGAGCCTGCAAAGCCCGTGCGCGGAGTTCGGAAAGGTATTCCTGCGGCGTCATATTCGCGTCAGCCGCAAAGCCCCGGAACAGTTCCAGGAAGGGCTTGCTTTCGTTCAGCTCTGCCTGCAAACGGTCATAGTCAAGGCCCCGCTGAGCCAGAGCCGCAAGGTCCTGTTCGCCGACAATGACGGGCTGACCTTGACGGTTTAACGTCCACGTTCTGGGCGTCTCCTGGGGCTTCTGGGGCGCATCAGGCTCGGGCAGTGTCTCTTCACCCGGAACGTCTTCCGCGCCGTCCTGGGCCGGTTCCTGTTCGTCTGCGGCGGGTTCCTGAGCATCTTCGGGAGACGTGTCTGCTTCCACATCGGGGTCGGGTTCCACAGATACATCATCATCCCATCCCTCCAAGAATCCGTCCTGTTCTGCGGTCTGGATGTTGTCTTCGTCCATAAGTAGGTTCCTTTCTTCGGTTAAATTCCGTGGGCTGCCGTCTGAAGCAGGAAACCAAGGAGCATCCACACCTTGTCCTTGATTTTCTCCATGCAGATTTCGTGGCCGAGCTTCTCGTCGTAATTCTCCGCGCTGACACAGGCAGAGCTTTCGACGATCTCAAAGCCGTTGCGGAGCTTTGCCCGGACGACGGTACATTTATCGCCGAGCGTCTGCGTCCAGGTCTCCTGAATGAAGTCGTCCACCATCTCCTGACTGATGCTGGGCGCGTTCGTCCGGAGATTTTCGTTGATTGTCAGCGGCAGATAAGCTTTCTCGAACACGTCCTTGGGCGACCAGCTCTCATAGCCGTTGGGATACAGGACCTTATAGCCGGGGTCGCCAGTCTTGTGCTTGCCGAAGTCCTTCCAGGCGGGGCAGGGTTCCGCTTCAATCAGTTTTGTTCCGATAAATTTCTGCATAGCGTAACATCCTTTCAACATATGTCCATTGCGGTTATATAGGTATATAGGTCGTAAAGACGCTACAGCCAGCGGCCAAAGCGCCCGTATTCGATGCTATCCGACAGGAATCCGTAGCAATCATCGATGGAATCCTCACAGGCGGGGAGAGCCATTTTTGCCGCTGCCAACTGCTCCAGGAAAGTCTGCCAGAAGAAGTTCGCCAGGGTGGGATTTTCTTCCGTCAGCAATAACCCCGCCAACCCATAGGGGAGGATACCGGTGCAGATATACTCGTCCAGCCGGATTTCGTCGTCCATGGCAGAGACTTTCGGGCAAATAGGGCGCGTACGGTCTGTAGTAGCCGGGTAGTTGTCAGAGGCGGAATAGGCCCGGTCCAGGATGCTGTTCAGGAGGGACGGCGTGCGGAGGCGGTATTCCTTGGTGTCGGCGGTATCCGTGGAACCTGTGCTTTCGTTCTGCGCGTCCATGAGCCGGATTGCGATATCAAAGACCTGCTGCACGGTAACGCTCATCCCAGCCCCACCTCGATTCCAGTTCCGGCCTTGCCAGCGGCGTAGTTCATCAGGTTCATCACGCCTTCTTCCATGGCCTTGCTCAGGCGGCTTTCAGTATCAACAGTCTCCGCAGACTGACAGACCACGCCGGAAATCTCGTCAAGGGTTCCCTTCATGGAGTTCAGGAGCTTCAACTGGGAATCCATGTTGTTCCGCGTTTCCAGGCCGTCCAGAATTCCACGATGCACGGCGAGATTGGCCTCAATCGTATGCAGTTCGGCGTTGGTCCTGGCAAAGCGGTCCCGCACAGTTTGATGCAGGCCGTGAACTTCCCACGCCAGGACTGAAAAGACGACAGAGAGGGCCAGAAGCAAAAGAGCAGTCATGTTAAAAATCCTTTCTCAACCGTAAGTCAGATAACCGTCGTCGACCTCACCGCCGGTCATAGCGTCGTCGTAATCAGTAATTCCTTCCTCGCCCAGGTCCGGCGGTTCCTGGGACACCGGCCTGTCCGCGCCAAGGAGCCGGGTAATGGCGTAGTAGCGAAGAGCGTCCGGCGCGTGGGTGATATCGTGGGGTTCCGTGGCGCAGTCGTTAGGGTCCTTCTCGCTGTGCTGGATGGTCTGGAGATTGTCAAACAACTGCTTACAGCTCTCGCAGATCAGCAGCCCGGGACGGTCCTCCGGGTTCTTCATAGGCTTGAGGGCTTCTTTCAGCGCCATCCAACCCTGTACCCGGTTATTGCTGGCTTTCAGCAGTCCCACGCCATTCTGCGCAAACAGCTCCGCCATCGTCTTGCCAGAATCTTTCGTCCGGCCCCACATATCCGGCGGGGCGATGGTGGCGGAAATATTCTCACAAGGCATGGTCATAGCAAGCATCAGTTTCGCCGCCCGGGAAACGATCAGGTTCGGTTTCAGGACTTCCTGGTAAACGTAACTTCTGCCGTCAAAGTCAACCGCAATCCAAAGGCAGACGAACATATCCAGGCCGTAGTCAATCACGCGGTATTTACGCCATTCGTCCGGCACACGCCAGAAATCTTTAATCATGTGGGCTTTCCGGGTAATCTCTGGGAAGAAGACGCCGGACATTGCGTCCCAGTCTCCGTTCAGCCACGCCGCCCGTTTGTCTTCCGGCAGAAGTTCCAGCTGCATGACGTACTCGGGGGACCCTTCCAGCAGGTACGGATTATCCCGGACGGTAGCCTGGATGAAGGTGTAATCTTCCTTTCGTTCGCTGTCTCTGTAATCACGTGTCACAAACAGCCGCTTGACCCAGAAATGCCCGATTCCGCCAGGGTTGCAGGTAAGATACATCCGCCGGGGAATTCTGGAAGCGCCACGGAGACACGCCCCCAGCACCCGGAACTGGTACTCGGTAAACTGCGTGGCCTCGTCCATGAAAATCCAGTCGTATTCCTGGCCCTGGTATTCGAGGTCGTCATTGGCTCCGTAATGACCAAACTTGATGATGGACCCGTTGATGAACGTGAACATATGCATGGTGCCATTGTAGACGGCAAGCTGCTGGGGAATCATTTTGCGCATGGGGATAATGACGGTCTGCTCAAGTTCAGGATACTCCCGACGAATGATAAGAATCCGGATACCAGGATACGCCAGAGCACCCATACAGGCTTTGGTCCGCAGGACGTGAGTCTTCCCGCCTCCGCGAGCGCCGCCGTAGGCAATATAGCGGGACCGTGCCTGACAGAACTGTTTCTGTTTCGGCGTCAGGTCGCCCAGGTTCAGGGAAATTTCCCCTCCGGAATTGGGGATACTTCTGTTTGCCACAAGCCGCTCCTTTCGCCCGCGCCGTTCCCGTTACTTGAAATCGCTCTCGTTCATGTCTTTGCCGTGCTTGATGTTGACGGTCATATCCTGCCGGGCCTCGACCTTGTCGGTATACCCGCCGAACCGGGGCTGCTTCTGGAGGAAAATTGCCCTGGAACTCATACCGCCTTTCTCCTGGTAGGCAGGATGGGTTTCAATCTGGTCCTGAATCCGGAGATACGCTCTTTGGACGGCCTCTTGAAGTTCGGGGCAGTTCTTCCCATCGTACCACCGGCGGAGGGTAGTCAGGGAGACGCCCAGAGCGAGGCAGAGACCGGCTTCACCGTAGAGCTTCCCGGCGGCGTCGCAGGCGTCGAAATAAGCGTCGGCAGCGGTCTGAAACTCCACCACAGAACCAAACCGCGCGCTTCCGTTGTTCACCTTCGCCATACAAGCCGCCTCCTTCCGGATAAAATTTCTTCTGCCAATAGTCTAGCATACAAAAGGCCGTTGGTCAAGTAGCTAAATACGATTCATCGTTTTGACGAACAGAATTTCTTCAAAATGGGCATTTTTCAGAACTTTTCAGAGTCTTTATCCCGATTAAAATACCATATTTTCCCATTTTGCAGTTCATGGCGGCCTGATACTTCGCTATTTGCACAAAACCCATTGTGCCGCAACGGTTTCGCGCTATGCCGTTCACACTTTGGACACAAATTCCGGCCAAATCGGAGTTCAGACCTGGCAGGACGAAGCCCGGGCCTCCCGTCCGCTTTTC